TCGTGTATTTGCCAATTCCAAAACAAGAGATGCTCAACGCATCAAAGAAGAAAAGGATAAGGCCGAAAAGGCGAGATTGGCACAAGAAAAGAAAAAAGCCGACGCGGAGAGACAAACAGTGACGCGTGAAATTAATTCGGCGCTTCGTGCGGGTAATATTGGTTCAAAGAATGCGAGCCGATTAAAGAAGGATGCATTAACAAATCCCGCTAAAGCTAGAACGGCTTTAGCTGATAAAAAGAGACAAGTCGCCAAAGTAAAATCCGACCAAAGACGCGCATCCTTGCGATCGGCAAAACCCACACAAAGAACAAGTGCGTCAAAATCCAGACCCACACAAAGAAGTGCGTCTGTACGAACAACCTCAGGGGGGAAATCTAGGAAATCATCGAGTCGTCGAAGACGTTAGGTTTGTAAATAAAAACCTAATGTTATATTAAAATGCAGATATTCGTGAAGACCCTCACAGGTAAGACTATCACTTTGGAGGTGGAATCATCCGACACAATAGATAGTATAAAGGCCAAAATTCAAACGAAGGAAGGAATACCGCCAGACCAGCAGCGTTTAATTTTTGCGGGAAAGCAACTTGAAGATGGAAGAACTATAGCGGATTACAATATCCAAAAGGAAAGTACATTACACTTAGTTCTTCGTCTTCGGGGTGGTATGATACGTAATTTTTCCGGTAAAAACAAAAATAGATGGTCTCCGATATCGAAACAACGTGAGGAAGAAGCACTGAAAATTGCACGCCAGGCTTACGACGCGGAACCGGGAGTTGTTAGTACTTCCTGTTGTTTCGTTAAAATATGTGAATCTGGTACCATTAGAATGTATAATCATAGTCGTTATACAGTCCATATGGAATTAGAAGAAATACACGGCTCTAAAATTTCTGGTGCGGGAATAGGTGGTGGTCCCGGAAATGTTGATATAACCATAAAAGAAGGAGATCGTGCGAAAAATGTTGAAATCACACTCCCGCCCGCACAATATGACAAACATTCTAAAATGTATATTCCGTCATATAAACCCTCTAAAATTAGAACCCATGAATATACAATGAAAGCTCAAATGGATGGCCAAGAGTTATGGACTAGAACCTACAGCGTTAGCGATGACATACACTTCAGAAATAGACACATGGATGAAATACGAGCAAATACTCGAGCAGAATCCAGAGAAACGTGTAGAAAATTAAAACCGATTAAGCGAATAATACTTGCTGTGATATTTATAGCATCGAGGTTAAAGTTTTAGATGTAGTATAATTAAATGCCTTCGGTTAAAGAAGAGCCCGAGTGTTGCAACATCTGTTGTGAAAAACTAAATAAAACAATTCACAAAAAGGTAAAATGCCCTTATTGTGACTTGATTTCTTGTAGGACTTGTTCCCAAAAATATTTACTAACTTTGGTGGATGATCCACATTGCATGAATTGTAAAAAGTTGTGGAATAGGGAATTTGTCGATTCTTTTTGTACTCGTAAATTCCGACACGACGATCTAAAAAAGCACAGAGAAACCACGTTATTCGAACGTCAGAAATTACTCATGCCACAAACACAACCCGCTGTTGAACGTATAATTGAAATGAGAACCATGAGGAGAGAAATACGCAAAACTAAGGAAAAAATAATGGATATACAAAGGTCGGTGGGTGTGTCCATTCATACTCGTATTCAACCGGATGACGATATAATGACCAATCCGGAAATGCAGTTATTAGTTCCTAAATTAAACGATTTACAAGATAGACTTCATATATTACGAAGTCAGGGTCTATCACCCAGTGATGGAGAGGACCCAAGTAGAAAATTTGTTCGTAAATGTCCAAGTGGTGACTGTAAGGGATTTTTAGACGAAGAATGGTATTGTGGTATCTGTACAAAAAAATTCTGTGAAAAATGTAATGGGGAAATACTCGAAGGTCACGAGTGTAACCCAGATGACGTAAAAACCATGAAATTGATAGCAAAGGATACTAAACCTTGTCCCGCGTGCGGGGAAATGATCCAAAAGCTAAGTGGGTGTTCGCAAATGTGGTGCCCAAAATGTAAAACCGCATATAACTGGCAAACAGGAAACGTAGAAATGGGGAGGATTCACAATCCTCACTTTTTAGAATTTAGACTGAATAATAATAGAGACAATCAAGATATACCGTGTGGTGGGTGTCCAAATTTTAGGGAGATATGGGAAAGGGAAGTAGAAACGGATCTGGGATATTTTGCCTCATTTGGTCACGATCAAAATAATGAAAGATGGAATCAATCCATCGTTAAATTCCATATATCATTTCGTAACGACGTATTCAAAATGGCAGAACTGAGCAATTTATTAGAACATTTCGAAAGAAGAGTCACGTGGCTAAATGCTGAAGAATTAGATGAAGATAGAGAGTTTTTTTATAGTAGAATCGCATACATGTTGGGAGAATTATCGGAGGAGAATTTCAAAAAAACGCTACAACAAACAGATAAGAGTATATGTAAGGACAAAGACACTATAAACATATTCAGAATGTTCATAGATACATCAAGTGATTTACTCCGACAATACGTCGTAGATCCTACACAAAAATCATACGTAGTCAAAACACTAGAGGAATTGAGGACATATACGAATGAAGTTATTAGAAGAATCCATAAACGTTACAATCACGTCACACCTCATTTTATACCCGAATTGGGGAAAAAAGAACCCGTATTCCGACGCTTGTAATAGTCAGTATTAAAGGTTAAAAAATATTGTTTCATAATAGATATGATTAATTTTAGTCGAATATCCGTAACAGGAAAAGTGACAACGAAATTACCACGACGAAAGGGGCGACGTGTATCAAAAATCATAACGCGATCCTTAACAATGACCGACGAGGAAAGTTGGGACGAGGATGAACAGCGACGAATAAACGAAAACAAGAATTGGAAGGCCTCGGATGGACAACAGGCGGCATGGGATATCGATAAAGAACGAGACGCTGTCATGTATAGAAAAGAGAGTCTCGAAGCGATGTTACGCTTGGATTATGTACCACCAGAAGAAATCAGTCTTCTAGAAGAAGAAGCCGATCGTCTCGAAGAAGAAGCCGATCATCTCGAAGAAGAGATTATAACTTCATTGTCTGATATTCCCATTACCAAACTGAGATATAAAGAAGACAAATTAGAATAAGCGGTGCTCTGTTATATAATAATCTTGAATAATATTAGACATGATTGCGTGGATTATACTCGCAGTTGTCAATGTGTTAATATTAGTCAGCATCAGGGAACCAGAAAATTTGAGAATCGTTAAGGAGAAATACGAAAAACTCCGACAACACTTGATAAAAACAAAAAATAAGAAATTTGAAATGCTCACGACGAGAGTCCCCCTTACGGGAATGACTAGAACGTCCGGTGCTATAGGGTATAATGTGAGTAAGGGTTCGGATATAGGTATTTGTATAGACGGTGACCCAAATGAAATATTCCATGTATTAATTCATGAGTTAGCCCATAGCACGGTTAAAGAGTATAAACATTCAGAACAATTCTGGGAAAATTTTGTGGAATTGCGGGCTATATGCGAGAAATTAGGAATATATAAGAGAATCACAAAGAAAACGGAATTCTGTGGGAAACACGTCCAGGATAAATAATCTCAGTATCTTGTAACATGGCAACGCCTTTTAGTGTCACATTACAAGCCGTCCTTTTGTGGGCATTTGTAATCATGCTTACACAACTTCCATCCCTCAAGCTTCCGGCCAGATTTGAAAACTTTAACGGGCGCGTGTGGTTGGTCGGTTTTATCATTCCTAATCTACTTCGTTATATAGTGGCGAGTGCGCCGCGTCTTGCTGTCAATAAGAGTTTTGTCTTTATGGCGTCTCTCATATCTGTCGGATTGGTTTATCTGATCACTAAGATAGGTTGGCCCATAAAAAGGAAAGACGTTGAAAGCTACGGAAAGGACAAAAATAGCACAATGAAAACAATTGTGTTATTCTCGATGACTTTTATCACGAGTGCTCTGGTGATCCAAAAATTGCTTGGTCTCAGATTATATACTGAAATGGGCTGGGAATCGCCCGTCGCTAATACGCAAGTTGTTAGCGTTAGTGTTTAATGACATACGTCTTAATCACCCAGAAAACGATAGCCGCCACAAGACCAGTGGAAGCTAAGCCAACGGCACTTCTAGAACCATTTTCCGATAAAAACTTGGGAACAGAGCTCACAAGTTTTTCTTGGACCGGCTTGCTCACAGCAACCGCGGCACAAACACCCGCAATAAGGGCAAACATTTGATCATCCGTCATACCGAACGGATTCTTATTCGATGATTTCTTAGTCTTCTTCGTGCGAGCCTCTTCAGTTTCCTGAGCAAATCCAACATCGGTCTGGGGAGCGGACATAGAAGGCAAGACACCTTGGGAACGGCCTTCCGCCGTCGGGGCAGGGGGAGCCATAAAATTCGGGGCCGCACCAGCTTGGGGAGCCATGAGATCAGCAATAGGTGTCGAATCCATAGTAGTTTCTTGCTGTTGACTCACATTTTTTTCTATCAGATTTTCGTCTACAAATGACGTAGAAGGTTGTTCCAGTTTAGGCTTTGTATCTATAGGAACCATGCCATCGCCGGCATCTCCCAAGTTCATGGTTCTAATGTCAGTCATTTAAATTATGGGTACTTTTTTTTCGAAAACACATTACGCATTCGTTCTGAATAATTTACTTTTTCTTTTTTGTACCACTCGTGCCCACTTTATTGATTGTGATTCCCGTCTTCTTTGTAGCCTTTCGTGCGTCGTCCTCCTTCTCCTGTAAATAGCGTGGATTATACATCTTTTTACTGATCTGCCATAGCTGGGGGCTACCAACTCTAAATCCCGTTCTAACCCTGGCTTTATACCAAAATACACAATCTGTTATTTTATTAGATTTAACTGTGTTATCTAGCACGAGACACTCATAGTTTTCTGTACAAGCGTCCATTACCTTACAAAACATATCAAAAGATGGAAAAATTCCAAAAAATGACTTATAGAGCTTTTCTCGGTTTTGTATGATGTTCTCGCGAAGAATAAAAACATAGTCTACGTTTGCGCGCAATGCGGGTGGTAAGTCCATAACGTATTGCATAGTTAGCATAAAGAACAGTTTCCAATGCCTACCATTCATAAAACATTGTCTAATACACGTGTCCTTAAGAAATTTACTATCATACATACAATCATCTAAAAGCATAAACGCCCCGCAATTATCTTTTCCCGCACCCACCAACTTTCTCTGTCTACTCATGACCCTTTCTATCGCATCCCTGTCGTAATCTCCATATATAAACAAGGGAGGGACAAAATTTTGATAAAAATGGTTCCCCTCTTCTGTTCCAGATAAGACAATACCCGCTGGAATGTGCTTTTTGTAAAACATTATATCCTTAACGAGTGTGGATTTACCGGTGTTACGTTTTCCGATGAAAACACAAACTCGGTCATCACTTATCGTAGCTGGGTTGAACTTCCTTAGTTGAAGGTTCATTCTGATATAAAAGGCGTCTTTTAATTTGGATAATTTTACTCACATAAAGTAAGATGGCCGGTCGACTTAATTTAGCGGTCACAGGTATCCAGGACCGATGGCTCACAGACGAACCACAGTTCTCCTATTTTCTTACATCGTATAATCGCCATAGTCGATTTGCTCTGGAACAAATCGAATCTCCATTTGACGGAACTTTGGATTTTGATAACATAATAGAATGTAGAATACCCCAAAACAAGGGAGATCTCATTCGAAACTTCACTTTGAAGATCAATTTAACAGACCCAACCCCAGATGCGAGTGGGAACAGTCATCAGTATGTTCCGTCCGTTTGTACTCGTTTGATAGAATATGCGGATCTCTTGATCGGTGGCCAAACTATAGAGCGCATTACGGGTGAATATATTTACATGCACCAGCAACTAAACAATACGGATGATGACGTGGCACAGTCGTTATATTTTCTGAATGGACACGGGAATCTGCTAGGTTATACAACAGATTACACATACTTTTTAGATTTGCCATTCTATTTTTATCGTCATCCGAGTTTGAGTATTCCTATATGTGCTCTCACGAAACAACAAGTAGAAGTCAGAATAAAACTTCGACCATTGAACAAGATTGTCCGAGATACGCACACAAATTCGGTTCCAGCAAATCCGGTAGCCAAAATTAAACGAATTTCATTAGATACAGAGTTTGTATTCGTTTCTGAGATTGAAAGAGATTATTTCAAGTCCCGACCGCTGGATTATTGTATAACTCAGGTACAATTATCCAAATTCCACATGGACGGAGCACAAAAAACAAAATCGGTCATGTTAAATTTCAAAAATCCAGTAAAGGAATTACTTTACTTTTCAAGGTTAGAAGAATATGACGACACAAACAGACACCTCGCTATGGAAGTTATTGAAAACATCGAACTTCGGTTCAATAACAATCCAGTCATAAACGCGGACGAAAAATTTTCGTCGTATGAACAACCATTATTACATTATGTAAATTCTCCTACGGTATTGGGTGTTACGAATGTAAATATAACGCCCCATTTTGGAGTGTATTCATTCAGTGATGACCCGGGTGCTTTCTATCCCACCGGACAGGTTAATATGAGCAGAATTTCACACAAATTATTAACAGTCACACTCGCACGAGAAGGGGGAGCTGAAGCCAGGCGATGGGTTCAGGTATATGCGGTGAATTATAATATTTTACGCATAGATGGAGGTTTAGCAGGTTTAAAATTTTAGCTCTCTATAGTAATAGTGATGGCCGG